CAGGCACAAAAAAGCCGATCTAGATGATCGGCTTAAGTGTCTGATTTTACTCAGGAATAATGGTCGGGACGGAGTGATTCGAACACTCGACCCCTAGCACCCCATGCTGGGGACTGTATCGACATAAGCTATTGTTTTTTAAGGATAAATAATTGTTTTAAGGGTAGCAAAACATCCGTTTTTTTGTGCTTATGCAAACGGAAACACGTGGGCTTCAGAGGAGGTTTTGCGCAGTTGAGCTAGATCAAGGCGAGCGTCATTTGCTGGTCTATGCTGCTGTTGCCTGGACTGATCCAGGTCTGCCAAAAAGGAAATTGCAATGGGTGATGATCTGCGCAACCGTGGACCGCAAGACCGGGCTCGCGTAAACACGTCTGAAGCCTGGGAGGTAAAATACTGGTGCAATGAGTTTGGCGTGACTGAGGAACAACTGAAGGCTGCTGTTAAAGCCGTTGGCCCGATGGTTGTCGACGTCCGAAAGAAACTCGGCAAATAGTGCAGTCTTGGCCTCGCGCTCGGCGCGGGGCTTTTCATCGCAGAGAACCACCATGTCAAGGTGACTTCGGAATCAACGTAAGTTACTGGTGTAAAAGACAAATACACCAAAAACAGCAAGGTAAAAAACCGCTATTACCCCCTATAAGAATCAACAACTTAGCGCTGTATTTTCCTACAGTGGTTTGCCCTCCTACGGCGTTCTGCCGACAGCTACCAATCCAAAATCCTACAGCTCGTCGCTTCACCCTCGCCCACCTACCGCACCTCAATTACTGTATATGCAACCAGTAATGAGCAAGGCATTCCCGTGGACCCCCTCTATATAGAAGACACCGACGATTGGCTCGGCACCCCAACTTCGCTCGAAACCTGCCGGCACCAGCTCAGGATGTACGAAAACGAATTTGAAGCGCTCACCCTCAAGCTCGATCGGGCGATTGAAAATATTGAGGGCTTGGTTCGTGACAATGACGCGCTCACCCAGGAGAGAAATTGCCTTAGGGCAAAGCTTCAGTACGCCGAGGGGGACTTACTGAGCGAAAGGGGCAGGTTTGCGGACGTGGCGCACCAGAGAGACCACCTCTTCCATGAAAACCAGCGACTGCTCAGGGAGTTGCGTGAGCTGAAGAGCTGACCGCCTTCACATACGCCTGACACGCCTGCAGGGCAATCAGCCCCCGGTCGCCGGTGTCGGTGATGGCGATAATTCGTTGAGCATGCGCCGGGTCAAGTCTGGCTCGTACGGCTGCATGATCCACGCCGCCGGCGCCGGAGGTGGTTGGCACCCCACAGCCTTTGGCAGCGTCGGTTGCGTCGAGAAGGACTGACAACCGCAAATCAGAAGTGGCAAGGCGATCGCGCAGGCGATCCTGGTTTTTTTGAGCATCGGTCATATTCTCGAAGTGGGTTTGCTCGCTGGCCGCCAGCCGCTGCTCGAGCGCCAGCCGCTTGTCCTGCTCGGCTTGTTGCGCGATGGCGGCGGCTTGGGTCAGTTGATTGAGGGTTTCGGCGTGCAGCCGCGCCTGCTCAGCCAGTTGGCGGCCGTAGCGCCAATCCTGAAACTGCCAGGCGCTGCCGGCGGCGATCAGCACCAGTGCCAGCGCGCCCACCGCTTTCCACGGCACGACCATCACGGCACATCCCGGAAGAACACGTGCCCGCCCAACTTGAGCGTCTGCTTGGCCTTCGCCGCCCAGGCCGGCGCCTTGATGCTGGTGGCGTAGTAGTGGGTGGCACCGCCGGTGGGATCCGGCACCTTGCCGTCGATCACCTGGTCAGAAGCGATCCGGCATTGTGCCAACTCGCGGAATGGGATCTGCTTCACGCCGATCAGGAATTGATAGTTTGGGTCAGTCTTGTTCCAGCAACTGAACTGATACGGCTTTTGGCAGACCCCGGCGTAGCCCTCGCCCCACCACGAATTGGTCTTGCCATCAAACACGCGGTTGCGGATCGTCCAAGCCACGGCGATCTGTCCGGCCGTACCTTCGCCGCGGGCCTCGCCCCACAAGGTGCGGGCAAGAATGTCGCGGTCTTTATCGGTTGCAGTCATCACTTTTCTCCGTGCAAAAAGAAGCCCGCTCGATGGCGGGCTGAAGGTAGAATGCGGCGGCATTGCAGCTGTACTCCAAAAACTAAATTTGATGATCCACATGAACGCTATCCATTCCGCTAGCAATGATCGAACAATTCATCTTGATGGCATAAGAGGTGTGGCCGCTTTGGCCGTTGCTCTGTTTCACTTTTCCCGAGCTTTTGACAATTCTTTAATATCTGGCAGCCACCCCATAAACCGGACACTTTTTAGCACTTTATGGAATGGCCACTTTGCGGTCGCACTATTCTTTGTACTCAGCGGCTATCTATTTTTCAACAAGTTCCACTCATCAAATGTCATGAAGGGCGCAGAGGCTGCCGCTAAGCGCTTTCTCCGTCTCAGCATACCGATTCTATTCGTGTGCCTAACAGCATACGCCATTCACAAGTTGAATCTTTTTACTAATCAGCAGGCAGCACTGCTAAGCGGGTCTGATTGGTTAGCTCGTTGGTATAAATTTGAGCCAGATTTAAGCCTAGCTATAATTGAATCTCTTTGGCTAGACTTCATTGCGTTTGATCCGGCGCGCACGTACAACTCCAATCTTTGGACGATTTCCTACGAGCTGTTTGCAGTTATTGGCATAATTGCCTTAGCTATAGCGTCCAAAAACTTAAACAACTTTCTGAAGATTGTATTAGTAACCGGCGTAACCGCAGTATGTTACGGAACTCACTACTTTGAGTTCATGCTTGGCGCAGCCTTAGCTCTGGCATTAAAAATAAAACAGCCGAAGGCATCCTGTTTAATAGCAATCTCAGTAATTACAATATCACTATCTATGTCAGCGCTAGCTCTTCCAGCCGGAATATCAGAATTTGCGAGCGACCTACTATACCCGCTGGGCGCTACATTACTTATAGCTGCAGCCAGTATAAACGAAAAAATCAAGGACGCATTTTCAAATAGCTTTTTCGTAAAGCTGGGCGAGTTTTCTTTCGGCTTATATCTGATGCACTTTATAACCATCAACAGCGTAGCGTCATCTGTTTACGCAGCTACAGAGTCGCTTTCGTTAACTTTTATTTCTTATGCCGTCTCAACGACCGTTTTGTCGATTGGCTTCACATACATAATAGATCAGCCTTGGACAAAGCTATTAAATCGGATTTTCCGAAAGAGAAAACCTCTCCTGGAGCAGCCTTTGGAAATCAAAGCGTAGACTCAGGCCAATCCGGGGTGCCCGGCCAACCTTCGCGTTCGGGGGTTTTGCCTAATGCGCTTCGGTACTTTTTCAACACCCGCAACTTTGCAAGATCGGTATCAGTGATCTTTTGGATGTCATAATCATCCTGCAAAGGCTGAATAACATTGTTCACATCGGATATTCTGGCGTTGAGATCAGACCTGGCGGTCATCTCAGCCCGCTGACGGTCTGCTGTGTCGAGCAGCCACTGCGGGATCTCTTCCGCACAAGTTTCGTTTTCGGCCAGTTCCCAGCCTTCGCCGATGGCCCTCCACCCATTATCGGTAATCGCATAAGACATAATTTATCGCTTCAGTCCGTTTCCGCGCACGCCGATAGAACTGCCGCCCGTGACAGCAGCGTTATTCCTGTAGTTGATCGTTTGGACTGAGCTGCACAAAGTGTCAGCCTGATAACGATTCCCGGCAGGGCACGAAAGTATTTCAATTGTATTTGCATACCCTACAATCAGGGTCCCGCCGCTCGGGGCGGCATAAAGCATCAAAATGCATCTTTGCGTTGTCGGAGGAATGAATGAAGAGCAGTTCACGGATGTAGAAGATGTGGCGGTACCGCCTGATAAGGCCAGGGTGGATGACGCGTCCTCGGTGTAGATAACCGCACCGTTTGAGCACAGGAAAGGCCTGAACCCTGTGGGCCCAACTCTGAGCGCGGCGATAAAGCGCATTGAGCTGTCACCGGTTTTCGTTCTTGCTGCCCCCAAATAAGGCGCGGCAGGCGGTGTATTTGAAAAATTAATATCGGGCGTGCCAAAGTTATCGAAGAGATATATGTAGTACCAAGTATTCGTAGCGGGGGCTAGACCAGTTTTCACTATTGGCGACGATATTTTGAGAGCCTTACTTGCGCCTGGAACATATGCAGCGCCCGTATCTACCCCAATGGAGTTTGCGGAATACCAGACCGGCAACAAACCTTCAATGTAGCTTTCCGCAACCCCTCCCTGCTGCGAGGTGATCGGCTTCGTCAGCGCAGACAGCTCTGTGATATCGGCGTTAACGCCTGATTTTGCTGCGACCAGCGTTGCGCGTGCCGTCGGCGCATCGACGTCATTGAGAAGTCCTTGAATGAAAACGGAAAGATCCGTGATCCCCGTGCCTCCCTTGTCCGGCGGCAGAACTTCGTAATTGCCAGTGGTGCCCAACGCTGCGAGCTTCTCACCGTACACGTTGACCAGCGCCCGTAGAGCATCCGCCGAATCCTTGACGTAGCCTTGCATCGGCGCCAAAGCGTAAATACCGGCGTTGTTGGTTGCGCCCTGATAGTTAGGCGAAATCGAGAGCGCGGTATCGCTCGCGATGTTGGTCACTTCGTACCAACCGCCATCGGGGCCGCGAAAGGCATCGCCAACTCGGCTATTGGCGATGAAAGCGGTACCTGTGCCAATTACGGCGTTGGAATTTTGGACGACAGAAACCGTCCCGGTTTTGTACCAGGGCATGGCAACTTCCTATAAAAAGTTAAGCGGCTTGTTTTGCGAAAACTACCGGCAGGAAAAAGGCGAATGGGTTTGAAGCTGCAACCGTGATGGCGTAGAGCTTGCTGTTGGGAAAATCCCACCAGCAGTAAAGTTCTCGGGGTATACCGCTGCCTGACGGCATCGGCATGCCGAACGTATTGATCAACATGAATTCGTTTTCAGGAAAATTGAACGGAACGCTGTAGAAAATCCGTGTTAACCCTTGCTCGCTGATGTCGTAGGTTACATATGTCCAGTTCTGAAACGCCCGAGTGAAGGTGGCGTTCGGTGTGCCGGAGTCGAAAAGTAGCTTCCCTGCCCCATCCCACAATCGCATTCCGTATTGAGCCACTGGCTGAGCGCCGAAAGCCGCCACGAAGTAGCGTCCATTCAGACCGGCGGCGTTCACGTCGTAAGCTCTGACATAAAAGCCAGTCCAGTTACCTGCGGAGCCAAGAAGCCTCATTCGGCAAAGCCCGGCTATTCCGTTGATCGTGTCGGGC